ATTCTCTTACTACAATCATTTCAACGCACCTCTTTCTGTTTTCTTAATTTTACCATAAACCTTGTCCATCTTCAAGCGTTTTCTGTGGTTTCGCTGGCCTGTTTTTGGTCATTCGTCTTCGCTTGTACGGGCAAGTCATGAACACACTTACCGTACCGCAGTTCCATTTCACCGTTTCCACCAACTTCTTTGTATGCGGTGTACTGGTGTTGGAAGTTTTCAAATTCGTCTTCCGGGATATACCCGATAGAATAATAAGTCTTAATCCTTTGGTTTAGTCTGTCGGCAAGTATCTGACGCACTGCCACCACGATGGAGTTTATGGACTTTTCCATCGTCTCATCGTTCTTCTTTAGTTTCTCAAAGTCAGTCATGGTATCATCAACGGCATTTCTTTTCTTCCGATACTTCTCCAAAAGCTTGAAGACAAGCTTTCCTGCCGAGAACAATGCCATTACAACCGAAACCGCTATGGCTACATACCCGATCAACTCACCAACAGACATATTCCCTGCGGCTTGTACTAACGCATTACTCCCCATCGGTATTGTCCTCTGGTTCGTCTCCGTTCTTTAACTGCTTGTAAATCTGGTTGCACCATGTGCTGCATCCTGCTACCAAGATTCCCTGTACTATCGCAGTGAATATGGCGATCATCACGTCATACCACTGTTCCCATGCCGGAGCTGCCGTTGCTAAAACATAGATGGACGAAAGCAACACACCGATAACGCCCAGAACAATCGGGATCATCTTGTCACTGATCCACGATGCCTTTTTAAGTCCGCAGCCGATAAAATAAATAACCGGAATTAAAACCAGAAGTTCCGGTTTGATGTAATCTAAAATCTGTTCCATTATCTTCTCTCCTTACTTTTTCACTAATGTAATCTGTACTTTCCCGATAGAGCGTCCTTTTGCCCCTGCGTATCCATCCTGACCGTCTGTGGTTTCTTTTCCACGTTGCCAGTCATAGTAGTTTCCACCAATGGGAGCTACACGATACTTTACCTGATACGACTTCCCCGATGGTGCCGTGTATACGATCTGGATACAGTCTATCTCTTTATTGTTTCCTGCATATCCATTATCATCATCCTTTGTGTCATAGCCAGTCACAAACGGTAACCAAGAACTGCCTTTAACATGGACACGGTACTTTACGGAACCTTTGGACACTTTCATGGCAAGTCCGATTATCGGGCTATTCTCGTATCCTGCGTAGTCTTCTGTGTTCTTAACGGCAGATAACCAACCGTGTTTCTTTGTCTTCACCTTGTATGTAACGTCTGGGAGCGTAGAAGTGGTCGGTTTCGTTGCTGTAGATGTGTTCTCTTTGGAACCGGAAAGCTTGCTTGTCACGGCAGATGCCAAGTCATCAAGTCTTGAATACATCCAGTCTCCTGGGCAAGCCGTGGAAGCAAACCATCTGTGCGCTGTGAGAAGCATCTCATTTGACTTCACGGAATGTGCTTCTGTCTTTGCCAAGCTACCTAAGAACAACAGCTTCGTTTTCCCGTTCCGCTTGCAGATGTCTACGCAGAGGTCAACCAGCTTGTTATATACTACCGTCTTGAACGCATATGGAGCTGTGAGATCGGATGCACATTCGATGGTGACCGCTCTCTGATCGTTCGCATTAGACGAACTGCACCAAGAACGATTCTTTTCTTCAACATACATTCCTACACGCCCATCGGCTCCGATTCCGTAGTTAGAAGAAGCCTGTCTGGATGTCGGTGCAAAGATAGAACCGAGGCTTTCAACAGAGAGCTGACCTACAACACAGTGCGGTGTAATTCTGTCGATCTTGTGCGTTCTTGCCCCAGAGTTGTTAGGGCTTAATCTTGTGTACGATACTAAACTACTATTTGACATTATTCATCATCTCCCTTCCCGTTGGAAAGTTCTTTCATCATTTCTTCTGTCATTTCAATTCCTTCTTCAATCTGATCTCCAACTTTGATCTCATTCTCCATTTGATTCACCTTCCTTTTCGGATGCTTTTGTCGTTTCATATCTTGTTTTTTCCAACAGGTATTCCTGCTGAATAGAGTTTCTTACCGTTCTCAGAATCTCTTCCAGAATCGGTTCAACTACAACCATGTGCAAGTTAGATTCACCTATGGTTTTGAGCATCTGTTCCTTGAATTCTTCTCGTATAACTAAGAATGGCTTGTCCATGTTCTTACCGCCTTTCGATTTCCCGTTTGAGTTCCTGTATCGCCTTGATGACATATCCCATCAAATAGAAGTTATCAACGCCCTTTACATTCAGGCTTCCGTCTTCATAGATACCACCACCGAAAACAAGGTTGCTATCCAACTTTTCTATTTCGTCGGCAATCATTCCTACGTTCCAGTGTGGAGAACCTTCGTGGCCTTCTTCCTTCCAGTCAAACTGTCGTAGTCTGATCTTGCTGATAAGTTCCAGACCGTTCACTTCTGTATCTTCTATGTTCTTTTTCAGTCTCACGTCAGAAGATGATGTCGCTATCGTTCCGGTGCTATTTGGTAGCGTGAGCGTGTAGTTTGTTGACGTTGATGTGTTGTTTGCCCGAAGCTGCGTATACCCTCCGGAACTGGTTTTTTTGTTGACAACAAAATTGATTCTGGGGTACCTACTGCTCGTATCTGAAATAATGCACATTTGGCCTGTGGTATCAGCAAACCCTCCAGAAACACCACCGTTCCATCCGCTTGCGCCACCCCAGTAGATATGGCTTGAAGCACTCATCGTTCCGTCTATGGTTGTGTTTGTTCCGATGGCCGTTGCGCTTGTTTTGGCTGAACCTCCGTTGATGGTAACGACATCAGCACTACTCATATAAATTAAGTTCTTTGCTGCGCCGTTAGAATCCATCGCCCTGAACGATGCAGATGAATTGTTGATTGTCACCGATCCACGGTCAACAATCAACGCTGTGTGTAAGTATGTTTCAGTAACATTTGTGCTGCTTGATGCTCCGATGTTGATTTTATTGTTTTCAGATAGGTAAATCAGCTTTTCTGCGGTTGTCCCATCAGATGCCAAAGAACTCAGCGAAACAGTGTTGGACATTAGAATGTCCCCGGAAACATTTCCACCAGTCAAAGGCAGATAAGGTTCTGTCGCATACGTTAAAGCGTTACCTATAGCCGTATCAATTTGTGAACCCGTATAGGGTATGGAATGAGTAGGCATTTAATCTCCCCCTTCCAGAAGGAAAGAACCATTGGAATCAGTCAGGAAGTTTTCTTCACTGTCCAACAGCCATATCAAAGGATCAGTGACACTAACTGAAATCAGGAGATCGTTACCGCAGAACACTATTGACGGTGTGATTGTTACGCTCTCTATGTTCGGCATAACTTATCCCCTCTTTCGATCAACCTGAATAGTAACCGTACCCTTGATTATTTCATCTCCAATGGTGCATGAAACAGTCAAAAGGTAATAGCCGTTGGCCTCCGGCTGAATCGTGCATATTACGGTCTTGCCCTCGATTGTGCAGTTTCCTTCTGATTCTAAAACCAGATCGTTTCCTTTTTCCAACTTCCACGTCGCATCTGCTATGACAAACTCTTCGGAACCGTCTTCTCCTAAAACATCGAAGAACACTTTCCTTCTCTCACCTAAGACAAAATCAAACCGATGTGTATAATTTGTCTTCACTTAAACACCCCCACATCTCTCACACTTCGTTGCTTTCACGAAATACGTCACCGAAGGATTCATGTGATAATCCATGTGACTTGTCATCTCAATTTCATTTTCATATGCCGTTATTCTGTCTCGCAACCTTGCTGCTCCCAATACCACTTCAAGCCTGGGAATCACAATATACTCCACCGTATCCTTTTCAAGACATGGCTCCGTGTGTGATGCTAACATCTCAAAGGTTTCCATCCTCGCCCCAATGCTTTTTCTAACAAGCGGAGATAGGCGATATTGAGTTCTCGCCGTCTGGAATAGTCCTTCCTTCTTTGCTTGTGCGCTAAGATCAATGACACGCATTGTGATACAGAATCTTTTGACAGTAAAAAGAACTGTGGCAAAATAAGATTCGTTCCCTGCATAGTCAACAGCATATAAGGAGACAACATAAACCCCATCTCGTTCAAACGGGACTTCAACGTCCCACAGGTCTGTTTCCCCTCGCCTTTTGAAAATGATGTTGTGTCCTTCGCAGACACCGTATACGGACTTAACCATTAGTCTGTGACTTCTACCGTGATGGTATAAGTGCTTCCGGTTGTTGTCGGATTCGGAGTGATAACGATGCTCTGGAACACAGGTGCGGTCTTATCATAGATAACCGTCTTTGTAACTGTTGTGGTTACTCCTGCCGGGTTAGTCGCAACAATCGTGATTGTGTTTTCGCCCTCGGTAGACATCGTGATTGCCTTACTAAACGCTCCGTTAGAACCAACCGTGACAGACTGTGCCGATCCGCTGTTGAGCTGTACCGTGATGGTGGCATCCGTGGACGTCGTACCGGAAACCGTCAGAGAAGCTGTCTTTGTCGCATATCCATCTACCGGGCTTGTGATAGTCAGCGTCGGTGCCGTTGTTGCTACCGTGAACGTAGTGCTTGCTACCGCAGACTGGTTTCCATCGTTATCCGAAACTTGAACGGTAACTGTATGTGCCCCGTCAGAAAGTGCCGATGTGGTATAGGATATGTCATATCCACCAGACACAGCGTTCTTTGTGATAGAACTGGAAGACGCAGCCACATTGTCAACCTTGATAACAAGGGTTGTGATGTCTATTCCAGAATCGTTATCTCTAAGCTCCGCAGTGACGGTCGGTGTGGAAGTGGACAGGTAAGAATCATTCGATGGGGAAAGATTGTTGATTGTTGGTGCAACCGTTTCCTTAACTCTTAACCGAAGCGAACTTCCCAAAGTTGCGTGTTGGTCATTAGCAGTCACCGTGTTTCCTGCAACGTCTGTTGCCGTCAGGGAAACAGGATAGTAATGTTCTGAGTTATTGTTGTAAGATGATGTACTCGGTGCTGTGATCGTGGTTTCGTATTTTCCCGTTGAAGTATTTTTAGTCAGGTTATATGTCTGACCGTTTACTGTTACCGTAACAGTCTGAATTCCGCTTGTTGTAGGCATTTTGCTACCCCCTAATTAAGTTATTGTTCCACCCGTTAAAAATGTTGAATTGAACGGCAGCCACTCATTTCCTGTAACACTTGAAGCATATCCGGTTGTGGTTCCGTATCGGTTGATATATACGCTTCCGTTCGTTTCTATTGAAAGCATGAACTTGTTGTTTCCGCTGCCGTGACAGATATATCTAAGTCTTCTGATCGGCCTGTACCCAGAAGGCAACGTGCATACTAAGATGCTGTCCGAACTGTTTATTGCAATACTTGTGCTCTTTGGTTTGACTTCACCAACTACTTGCACAACCGCCCCGAACCGTCTGTATGCGATGTCCTCTCCCGATACATAGTCAACAAAGTTGGTTGAGTTTGGAGCAAGTGTTTTCCACTCTCCGTTGTCTCCACTGACTGGATTCTGTGTTAGCACGTTATATCTGTTCACCCGAACGTCTCCACCGTCATGATTCAAATACAGAATCCCTGGCGTTGTTCCGTCAGTTTTTGCCATGATCTCGTATCCGTCAAACTCTAAATGAAGCCCGTTCGGATTTCCGATTTTCAGAGCACAGTTCCTTTCCTCTGTCCCCACAGCATCGGTTGTGTTCGTCAGCAGCAAGGAACCCGGAAAGCTAAAGGAAGAAGAATGTTCTCCTAAAAGTCTGTAGTAAGTCGATACTCCGTTCTGCTTCACACCGAACAAAACGTCAGCTCTGTTTTCTGGCGTTAGGATCAGCCGTGTTGAGTTTTTAGATTCAATGGCATTATGATCCTCTGAATTCCAAAAACTCGCCGAAACGCCGTCTGTGGAGATGAGAGCGTGTCTTTCGTTTCTATCTCCTGCTGCTATGTATAAACTGGAATCATCTACTCGTCTTTCGTTAGATCGTTCTTGAAACTTGTTCATACTTTCCAACCTCCCGACAAGTACATTTTGATCGTTCCGGTTTTCCATGCTGTACCATCAAAGATATTGACAGTTCCCGTCTGCCAGTTATTACTATTGTTTCGGTACATATCAAATCCAGTAATGCCCAGAACATACAGACATTCCAACGTCACCGGGTCACCCGTGGAAAGATTCTTGACACTTGATCCTGCGGAATACTTTGTGCTGCCGTTTGCCCATCCGATGTACACATCTGTTCCCATCTGCTGTTCCGTTGGTGTATACAGAGTTTTGTATGCATCATAAGTGAATTCGTCCGTATAGATCGTTGCCCCGTCCTTTTGATACGTCACCGTATATTTGTTCGGTTCCCATATCGCATAAAGGTTTACTGTTCCCTCGTTTGTTTCTGTCAGCTTAGATACAGTTCCAGACAGGACAGCTCCGTTTGTGGTTAAAGACCAACCCTTGAATGTGTATCCTGTTCTTGACACTCCACCCTGTTCTAAGTTCACAGATTGCGTGTAAGTCACAGATGCATCTGGTTTTGATCCAGTTCCACCGTTAGCGTTGTATTTTACTGTGTAGTTATTGATAACCCAGTTCGCATAAAGCTTTACATGGTTTCCGTTTGACGTTGCATATCCTCTCAGGTTTGCGCTGTCCTCACTTAAATAAGTTGATGAAGTTCCAACACGCCATGCCCTTGATGATTCAACGTGATAGCCCGCCCGTTCAAACAGGGATTCTACGTTTGCTATGTTCCGTGCCGTATCGTTGTAATCAAACGATAATGTGGCAGTACAGGAACCCGCATAATCTCCGCTTTGGACTAATGAGTATCCTGATCTGCACGTCCCTCCGTTTGGATAATAGTGAAGCGTTCCAGTGTATATATCCCATCTCGCATACAGGTTGACCGTTGCTCCGTTGGATGCCGTCAACTTAGATACAGGTGCAACCAACACGCTTCCGGTTGTTGTCTTAGACCATCCATCGAACTGGTATCCCGTTCTGGAAAATCCACTTCCCGACAAACTAACAGCAGCAGTATAAGCATAACGGGTAGACCTCGATCCAGTTCCACCGTTAGCGTTGTATTTGACTGTGTATTCGTTTTCTGTCCATTGAGCCGCAAAGGTGATCGTGGTTGCAACGTATACCAGATTCACAACAGATTGCCTGTTGCTGTAATATCTACCACCGTCATATCCCCAGTACCATCTCTCGAATGTGTAACCTGTTCTTGTAAATCCATTCGACGTTAGAGCTTTTGCTACGCCGTAGGTATGGACTGAAGATGCCGTAGAACCTCCGGTGTTCCCGTTTCCTATGTATTTTATAGTGTACTTAATCGGGGTTCTGGTTGCAGATGCCGTAAGTGTTATATTAGAGTTCGGCATCTTGAACGAATACGTTTGGCTTGAACTGTTAGACAACACGCTTGAGTTAGAAGATGTCCACTTGTTGAAGTCAACTGTGTATCCGTTCGGATCGCTGCAAGTACACGTTACCTTACACGATGCTCCGACAAGGTTATAGGTTCCACCTGTCGAGATTCTTACAGAGGATATGTTGCTTCCCTTCGATACCGTGAGTTTCTTCACCCCGATAGTCATCGACTTAGACGAACCTGTCTTAGCACCATCCGGATAACTCGCAAGTCGGAAATAAATCTTCTTATCAGACGTTACCGAAGAATATGTCAATGTGAAACTTCCCGTTTTCTTTGACCACTGGCTTGTGGATTCAGAGACAAGGTTCTTTGATGACCAAGACGTTCCATTCGTTCCGTACTGAAGCCTGATTCCATATCCCCAGTAGTTGTATCCATTGATTGCGTTGAGAGTGTATGAACACTTTAGCGTTAGTGTCGTTCCACTCAACGAGGGAGTAACACTAACCGCACAGGTCGGCTTTGGGCTTGATCCCACTGTAACTGTAACTGACGGCATATTCTCTCCCCCTTAGTGATATATCCATTTAGGTAAAAGAAAGAATAAACACATAAAAAAATGAACCCAACGCAACACGTTAGGTTCACTCTCAAATCAAGAATCCATCCATGAGATCACGATAGCTTTGTACCATTTCCTCATCGGATTTCTTGTTCACTTTTTCATGTAGTTTTGTCTCTATACTGTCATCGTTTACTTCCAACATATCATCAATAGATTCGATTAGTTCAAAGTCATAATCGTTCTCATGCATTGAAGCGTTATACAACGCTCCTGCAAGGCCATCTGATATATCCTTTGATCCGTCTACGGGATGGTCAATCTTCCCTGTCATGTTATCTCTCTCCAAGCGTATGATCTCCGTTTCCAGTTCCTCTATGTGAAGCATGGAGATTCTTTTCTCATTGATCGCTGACTTGAACGCTAAGTACCCGTCTGGCTTCTTATCAAGCGATACAATGGAACTGTCATCAAATCCCATGATGATAAACTGCTGTTTACTGTCTGCGGATTGATAACCGTCAAGAGAGATCGCAGATATATTCCACCCTAATGTGTATTTTAGATAGTAGATAAACTCTCTGTTTTTCTGGAAGGAAATCTCGGTTCCGTTCGGACATTGTATGCCAAGAGAGAAGACGTGTTTGTATACCAGCTCCTTTGTCGGAACCATCTCTCCTTTGTCGATGTCATAGACATTGTTGTACTTGAACCCCATAGCGGCCACGCAACCGATACCCGTTCTGTCCCCCGTGAGAGAACAGTCAAAGTGTACAAACAGCGGTCTTGTATACAGTTCCGGTGGCACAAGCTCTGGTTTAAAGAAGTCCTTGATTGCCAAGCTATCGTTTAGTCCTGTAGAGATAATGTTACTTGTGAATGGGTTTTGATCGTCACAGTAACACGCCTGGAGTTTATCGTATGCTATGAACTTCGTGACATGAGAAATGGAGATTCCGGCTATGTTCATAAGCGCAGCCTGAATATCCATCTCAAACCGTCCCTTAAACTCAATAGGTACATCCAGAATCTCAAACCCCTGTTTCAGAACATCTTCTGCGGATTCATCGTCACGGAGAATCCTTGACGGCAAGTTACTTCCACCAACCGCAACACGGAAAGTCTTTCCGCTGTATGTTCCTGTTGGCTTGACTTCCCACAGTTTTGCATCTGCAACGTATACTCCCGGCTTTCCCTTCTGCCGTCTGATATACGATTCAAGGAAATCATACTCAGATGCCTTAGACGATACGATAAAGAGCTTTCCTGCAAGCTTACCGTTTACTGTGAAACGTGATCCCATTCTCTCTAATACGGAGTTGTAGGTCTTCATGATCTTTGACTTCTCCATGTGGATGTCTGCGCCCTTCACGAAAGAGACCTCATCGAGAATTCCTGCAAAGATGTCTTTACCTAAAGAATGTTCGATCTGTGATCCAACCGTAAACCGTATGTCTTTAAAAGGTGTGTACTCAAGATATTTCGTACCAGTCACTTTTCCACGTTCCATGAACCACGGTGAATTCTGCAACATGGATTGCATCTTTGTGTACGCTACGCCCTTTGATAAGTCCAGTGTGGCATTGAAGAACACGATGTAGATATAACCGCCCTTGCCTATTCCGTAATACTTGTGTGGGTCTCTGAGACACATCAGGCTATATAAGATGTACGCCAACGCAATAACCGCAATAGAGGATTTACCTACGCCGATAGAACCAGTCAAGGCAATCTCACTGTAGTTTCCGTCAAAGATTTCTCTAAGCCTGTCCCTCCAGTAAGGATAGATGTCCTTGCCGTTGTTTGTGTACCACCCTATGTATCGTTCGTCCTCTATGAAGGTGTCTATGTCAACAGGGATTTCTTCAAAGTCAGAATCATACAGGGATTGTATAATGTGGTTCGGATCATCTGATTCAGAGATTTCTTTCAACATCATCAAGGCAAGTTGCTGTTGTTCCGGAGTAAGTGTCTGTAAGATTTCATTCATAGTAAATCACTGTACTTTGGGTATGCGTCCTTAATCATAGTCTGGAAGAAACTTTTAATATCATCCGGAGCTTCGATGTTGATCTTGTCATCTATGGTTATCATGACACGGTAATCATGGTCATAGTCAAACGCTATGTTCAATACATCATCGTCCAACACCTCAGAGGAAATGTTATGTACATCTTTGATGTCTTCACTGTCCATGTCCTGTATCAGATCATAGATGTCATTGTAGACCTCATCCACTTGTTCTACTAAAATCATCCTGCAACCCTCCTTATTCATTTAGGTTTTCTGTTGAATGATTACATAAAAAAACAGGCCAGGAACAATCCTCGGCCTGTCCTGTGTTATATGACAGAAAACCCGTAGCGTCTCATTCCAGTGTGGCGATACCCTACTGATTCAATTTCATATTCATTATTATAAAATGTATCAATTCTATGTAGGGTAAACCCATTTAATGGAGACTCGCTTTTCCAGCTTTCGCTGTCTATTAGTCTCTTTAGTGTTTCCCATATTCTTTCAAAATCCCATTCATGAAACTGCTTTCCGTATTCAAATATAATCCCATGTTCAATAAAATCAACCGTTTTGTTTTCAATGTCTATTTCAATCGTGATATATGTGTAATAATCCTTCCCGTCGCCATATAAACTGTCGTCATGCCCAATAAATGCCAATCTGTATATTCCTATCTCAGCCTCGTTTCCTGCGGCACGCATAAAAAGGCTTTCATGAAACCCCACTTCCGACATTCTTGAGTATATCATGGCAAACGCACTCCCTCTGTCCGAGTTGGTGTTCTTGGGATTTCTTGCTAATTCTAATATTGTAATCAAACGCATCACTGCTTTCCAAGATTTCTACATTCCCGCCACACATTTCGTTTATCTCGCCGACCACCCTTTGTGCATTGACTTGGTTGACAAATAATCTGCAACACTGAATTCTCATGTTGTTTTCACAATTTGTCGTAAAGGCAAAGATACCCCAACATCTCCCTATATCATAACCCACCGTGAATGTTCCTCTGGGGATATGTCTTCCCAGTCGATTTTCAATGCCCACAATGAGTCTCTGTATTTCTGGCTCTTTAAAACGGAGCAAGTAGGTTTTATCTGGCTCTTCCCAACAAACCATTTCTTCATCGTTCAACTGAATCTGTTTCGCCTTTCCGTCCCCAAAAAACAGAAAGCATTTAATGATAACAGGTGCATTTTGGGGGTCGGCATCAAAAAGCACAATCTTCTCTTTCCCCGATTCGACAATATTGGTGTTGTACCTCGCAAAATAATCCGCCATTGAGTTTAGAGAGTTGATAAAGTCAAACCCATACAATTGCGCCTTGCTTATCATTTGTTCTTCAGCCGACTTTAACACCTTTATCGCATATCTCTTTCTCAAGACTTCACTCATAACGCACACCTCTTCAGTACATAATTTCTGCTTTTATTATACCACAACAGAGGTGTTAATACAATCAAAATTTCCCGGTTTTACCCCGTTTTTAATATGCTAAATCTACTTAATAATCTATCTGAACCATCCCTGCACTTGTCTCTATCCATGTACCTTCAATTTCCATATCTCGTCCCAACTTATCGTAGTCAAAGTATCTTTGGACAAAATCATCATATCCCATTTCCTGTACATACTCATAAGCGACATCGCCCATATCGTTACACCCAGAATAAAGTGTGTACGTCTGGTTTTCCACAGTCTCAAGAGCTTCATCTATGTCATCCGCAATCTCTCCACGATATGCGTCAAAGATTTCTCTTTCGTCACTGTCAAGGGAATCAACCCGCTGTGCAACATCAAGAGCACTGTCGGGATCATCAGTTTCATCAAAATATTCCTCAAAGATTTCCATGTCATACATGGATGCTTCATCTACAAAATCCCGTGCTTCGTCTTCGTCATATCCACAGTCCATAATTCTGCTGACAAGATCGTTTCCTTCCATGTCTTCCATCTTCCTTCTCAATCCCTCTGTCTTTGTTCTCTTGTTGCGTCTGTACTCTTTTTCTCCTAAATGTTTAATCATAATCTTCTTCTCCATTCTTTTTGATATATCCATTTAGGGAATAATTCAAAGAATCACATAAAAAAACAGCCGGATTTCTCCGACTGTAACTCAAACAATAATTATGGGTTTATTCCGCACTCTGACTTTTCATGGTTTCTACTTTTGCCTTATAAGCGTTCACAAGATTTTCAATGTTTTTATCATGCATTTCCGCATCATAAATACCTTCTCCACACACCGGGCAATTAGCATAATACTTCGTATATGTCACCTCTACACCCTTATGCATCTTCGTCACTTCTACTGGTTCTGGTTTAAAGTCTCTTTCTTCCCAACATTTAATGCACAGACGTTTTTCCATTGTGCCCTCCTTAATATTTTCCAGCTTCGTGGAACGAAATAAAAATAACTAAATCGTACCAATTAAATTCCCTCTTATACATCTTGAAGTACACTTCTATCCATTTTTCTTCGATTGGATATGATTTTATAAACTTATATATTTCAGCTTCTGGATAGTCTGGATTCGTATTCCAACCAATTTCTACACAATCGTCTGCCGTGAGTTGTAGCAGCATCTTCCTTTTCTGAGCATCTGTCAACTCAAACTCTTCGTCAAATTCATCATTTTTATCTCTCTGTACGATTTTATAATTCCCCAACGCAAAAAGCGAGTGTACATCTTTTAAAAAAGCTGCTGCTCGTGTTTTATCCACAGCTTCATGAATAATTATCATATATCTTACTTCCTTTATATTATACCATATTTGTTTCTTAATTACAACGATTTTTAACCTGATTCGTAACAGCTATGATGACGATTTTTTACCTGATTCGTAACAGCTATCACCGATTCTGTGTATTGATCCAACGGAACAGGAAATCCACCAGCTTTGTCTGTGTGTAGTTCACTCTAAGAGACTTAATCTGATTCCACAAGGATAACTCTCTGCTTGACGTTGCTATCTCAATAGTGTTGTCACGGTGGAAAGTGATGGTCAGATAGTTCTTGTCGGCAAGTGTGATCTGTGCGTATGTAAATGTCGATCTTGCGCCGTTTAATATCTGCGCTATCTCATTCCGTGTCAGGACTTGTCCTCTGCTTAACGTGATCTTCTGTATCATCATGCACCCCCACTATTGATCTGAATGAACACATCGCCCTCTTCCATGCCTGTTGTGGGAAGTGTTTCTCCGCTTCCGATCTTCTTCTGGTACGTTTCATCCAGTTGTGCTGCCGTTTCCTCAAGGGAAACGATTCTATCCGTTAGTTCTGAAATGGTCTGTTCTAAAACCGAAACCCTTGTTCGTAGTCCCTCTATCTCTGTTGCAGAATTCCCAAATTTCCATAAGTCCCAACTCCATTCATCTGTATACGTTCCCTTCCTGATTTTGTTCTGGGTATCGTTCGGATAGATTGCTTCCTGAATGGCAGTGTTTCCATACCGATATACAACTACAAGCGTTCCTGTCTCTGTTCCGTTTGGACTATTCGTCGCCGGAGCTGTGTTCGTATATACACCGTTGTTGACGGCTCTGTTCCAGTCTCCGTTGATAGTGCTGTCTTGAGAAATGTCTAAGGCAGTCTCTTGAATTGATCCTCTTAGTCCTGCACTTGTCACGATGGGATATATAGTGCTGTTTCCTAATTTGAGTTGTTTAATGTTCGTACTGTTGGATTCTACCGTTACCGCATTAGCAAGTATCTGATCCAACACGCCGATCTCGTCAAGGCTTTCGGAAGTCAGGTTTCCTTCATGGAACACCTTGCATTTCTTTGTCGCCGTGTTCTGAATGGCAAACGTGATTTTGAACTGTCCTTCCTCGGCTTCATTGATTGCATCCAGAATTTCCGTCACGGGTTCCCATTGTCCATCTGTTTCAACTTCACCACCCACAATCTCAACTTCGTCTGTGATGTCGTTTCCTAATGCGTCATATGCAGATAGTCTGGAAAGCGTCTTAGCAAGGTCTTCCGTTAAAGCTATTCCTGTGTATGTAAAATCATATGCGGTAATGTACTGGCTGTTGTGTTCGTCGATCTCAACGGTTTCAGATGTCTTTGTAACCACCACTTGCACAGCATCTTGTTCGGTCTGCTCTATGTGGACATACATATCATCTGTTGTGTTGAATTCACCGTTATAGACCGCATACCCATCATTCAGTCTGTCGTATTTCTTGTACACCAGATAGAGTGTGCTGTCATCGTAAGAATCCCTGTTGGCAAGATACGTCTCTAAGTCTACCTCTTTGTATGCATGGTCGGCATAAGAGTACACCTTAACTCCAACAAGCTGCATATGCGGATTGATAAGCAACGCACCCTTTGTGTTGGCAGAACCGTTCGGATAGAAGGCAAGACCGCCACCTAAGAATGAAGAGAACACAAGATTGTTTGTGTCCTTATCAATGTAGATTTTACCTTTGATGATCCTGTTTTCATCACGAACGCAAACGGAACCGTCCCCAAGAATTCCGTTACTGTCAGCAGAAACTCCGTCCACGTTTTCCAATCTGTACCCGTTATCGGTTGGCATCGGGACATATCCGTCCGCTGGTTTTGATCCTCCTACTAAGACTTTCCACCCGTTACGGTATATCCAGAGTTCGTTGGTCTCCCAAACATAGTATCTTTTTCCCTCTACAGGGATAGTGCTATACAAACGTGCGTTTTCTGTAAACAACATCTCCACGTCCTGCAAGCTTCTATCCGATGCAGAATCATAGTAAATATTCTCGGAATCCTCACAGGCATAATAGTTTCCTTCTGAGATGTCTAAATATAACAAATCATGTTCTGTGGTTTTGATGATCGCCATGATATGCCCCCTTAGTGATATATCCATTTAGGTTTGATTTTCTGTCTGCACGTCAGAATTTATGATCTTGAATATCGCTTCTCTGATCTTCTGTCTGGACGCAGGAGATTCTGCTTCAAACCCCTTGAACACATTGTTCTGCGTATTGATAGACTGGTCTATATAAACCACCTCCGGAGCTTTTTCTCCACTTAGGTTACCGTACATCGTCAAGATGCGGTCAATGTTTCCTGCCAACATCTCCATTGACTTTGCCAATTCAAACACGCTGATCTCTCCGTCTTCAATCTCTTGCGTGATCTTTGCTTGATAGGCAGCCGTGACTTCTTCGTAAAGATTCATCAGGGTTACGAGCTGTTTCATTTCCCGTTTCGCATACTCGTAGATCATTGCGGACATCTGTGCTTTTGCCACATCAGTTTCCCTATTGATCCTGTTAATGGATTCTGCATCTCCGTTCATTATTGCGGTTAAATTATCCACGGTATCACTCCTTCGGGTAACGTGCCTTTATCTTCTCGATCATTTTCTTTTCTGCTTCCAACACCAGAGGGCTTATCCCCTCTGTGGCTTCCTCGTACATTCTCTTGAATTTATTATCTAACGAAACGTCAATCGTTTCTCCGATCTCCATTTCACATATATATGGTACTATGATTTTCTGGTCTTTCCCTTCCAGAGCTTTTTCCGCAACATCATGAAGCATCGCCAATGCCAAGAGTTGTAATGTGTTCTTGACTATGTATTTGGGGATTCCCAATATCTTTCCTATATCTCTGCTGTAATCGTCCATTTAGATGCCCCCTATCATGTTCTGGAATGAAATTGTCTTGATCTGTGACTTGCATATCATCCTGGATAATGCCGATAACATATTGTTGAGTTCCTTTAGAGAAATGTCTTGCTTCAAGTAATCCTCGATCTGTTTCATCCTTGTGTCTAAATCCGTCTGTGAAAGCGCCTCAGACATCTTTTCTCTCGTTAAGTCATATATCATGTTAATCCTGTTCGTCTCTTCCTGAAGCTCCTGTGAGATTTCTGCAAGCGTTTCAACGTCCAACTCGATAGAATCACTTCTTAATAGCATTGAGAATCCCACCTATCTTGCAGTCATGGTTATCTATGTACATGACAAAGTTCATTAGTTTGTTCCGTGCGATATTCCCTTCCGATTCAGCGTACCCTGCTTTTTTGATGGCATCTATCCAATCCATCTTCTCTACCTTGTAATACTGAAACAGAAGTAAAACCCTGATTGCTGACAACAGTTCCTTTTTCGTTGGAATCGTTATGGTTTGTCCTCCAAAGAATTCTACGAAATTCAGAAAGTTCTCTCTATCCAGAACATACGGAAGTTCACTCAGTGTTGTGTAATTAGGATTATCTTTTACTGCTGCCAAAAGCAACAGCATGGTTGAGTAGGTATCATCTTTTGATAAAACTTTTCTAATGTTCATCTATTCCCTCCAGAGAAATCAGTTGTAGTAAACTCAGATGTGTCATGATCTTTTCGTCTCCAACGTCTTTCAGATCGTCCCGTATCATGATCTGCAACACGTTCAATAGTGCAGACGTGTACTGCCTTTGAGCATCGTCCAGATGATAGGACACGAACATTCCGTGAGACATGGACAGGATCAGAGACAACCGAACATTCATGAATTCTGCGGTGCCTTCTACGCATCGTGACGCTTCCATCAGCTTGTCGATCTGTACCGTTAATCCTTCTATGTATGAATTATCGTATAAATGCTGAAAAGGGGTTACGTCATAACCCCCTGCAACGGACATACTCACTATTGCGTTTTCCAGATCATAGTCATCTCGTGCATCTATGAACTCCCTGCCGAACATTTTCTGCCATGTGCCCACAGCTTGCTTGTATGCAAAGTTCATATATCCCAGCCAAGCCCTGATCTCACCACCTCTTAGAATCTTCATGTATAAATCTTCTGCCATCAGATGTGCGACTTCCTCCAACGGAATGTTCTGAGACAACACTTTATTCTGTTTCAGATAATACTTTGACAGTTCAAAGATCATGTTATAGACATCTGGATCATTGATGTCTTCTTCTATAAGTTTTTTCAGTTTCTTTTCAAGATCATTTATTCGCATATCCTAATCCCAGCGGAGAGCTTGTCCGCATCTGTGACAAAATCGGTTGGTGGTGTTCGGGTCTGAGGTTTTGTAAACCATCTCTCTACATTTCGGGCACCGTGCATTGTAGCGTCCGGAGAACCAGTCCTTTTGAATCACTTTCTTTGTTTTGTTCCGTGGTTCAGTGCCCAGAAACTCATCAATCGTCTTCCCAAAGAGATCACAAATTTCTCCAACCTTTTCCAGAGATGGAATCCTTTTGTGCTGTTCATATCGTCTAACCGTTTCTTCCCTTACCCCAAGAGCATCTGCCACTTGTCGAATGTTCAGTCCTCGTCTCTCACGTTCTTCTTTAAGACTTTCTGCAAAATTCGCCGCCAACAATCCGTAGTTCATTTCTCAAACCCCCGTGCTTCCAAATCCCCCACGATTTTCATTCCCCAGCTCGTCCACCTGTTCAAACAGGATTTCAGGTGGATTCTTTACCAGACGGAACTGACAAATCCTGCTCCCCTTTGGGATATATGAATTTGCCGTTGCATATGCAGGGAAACCCCAGATGTCGTTGTCTCCACAATATGCGTTGTCGATAATCCCAACTCCGTTCACCATCAGGATTCTATGTTTTTTGAACGTGGAACTTCTCGGAACGATCTCGGCATAAAACCCTTCCGGCAGTTCCATCGAAACCCCTAATGAAATGATTTTGAAATCCCCTTGTTTCAAAAAGACATCTTCAACTGTTGCAAGGTCTATCCATTCTCCGTGCTTTTCCGGCATCGGGTTCCCGTGTGTGTTGATTTTAATTGTTTCCATTTTTGTCTCCCTCCACAAGTTCCGCTGCACAGGCAGCATATCCGCAAATATCTACAAACGAATCATAAGACGGCTTCTTTGCCGTTGACAATCTGGCGTTCTTAAACAGCTCCATCATGACTGGTACGTCCCACGGTTGGATCATCTCTTGAATGATCCCACGATAATACAGGTATGTGTTCCAGAATTCCGCAATCGCTTTGAAGTTGTTTTCCGGTTCACCGTACTGTTGGTTCCTATCCTTACACACGATCTCTTTTGCATCATCAAGTGTCTTTTCTCTAATACTCATGTTTCCTCCTAAAATCTCATTGTGTTTTTGAATTCTGCGAAATACCAAGTCAACTCATCACGAAATTCTTCGATTGCCGCTTCTGCCGTTTCTCTGGAATCAAAATAGACTTCAAACAAAATCTGTGCAACATTCCCATACGAAACTGCAAAAGAACTGTTTGTATGGTTGTAATAAATATAATAGTGATTATCTCCGTCCAAGCCCCAATCCAAATTGATTTTTCGATGTTCAGCCGCAAACCGATTCATGCGGAGATACAGTTTGACTGCCCGCCCCATTGCATCGGCAAGTTTCACATCTGAAAAATAGTTCGCCGTGCGATACAGGAAGTCATCCGTCCATTCCATTTCCTCTTGACAGGGCTCCGATTCAAACCTCTTGTTGAGAACATTGTAAATATCATATCTTCGCTTCCGCTCCCACCCAGTTGGGTTTTGTGTAGTTTCTTCTTGATCCACGACCCTTTGATATTTCACACCGTTGATTTCAATAATGTCTTCCATATCTTATCCTCCTAAATATATCTGCCACATGGTTTATCTTCTGGACACCAGCCAAGTACATCACACTGCGGAACCAGAAACTCTGCAAACATCGGTTCTTGTTCAACAACTAAATCCCTCATGCGACACGCAAGCTCTCTGATCTCCCACTGTGCCTTGTTGCACATTCTCAGGTTACAGAATTTCATGAAGTTTCTCATGTCAAAGGAAACATCCATCTTCGTAGTACAAGAGTTTGGCAGAATAAACCTCGCATCCTCTGGAGGAACACCAGCCTTCCGAAACGCCTTATAAGCCTCCCGTATCTCACGGTGTACATTGTCATACCTGATTCTGACAAACTCCTGTTCTTTGATGCTCTGCGGTGTCACATATTCAAATTCACCCTCTTCAACATACCGTTGACTGCGCACCGCAAAACTTCCCGTTCGGTGTCTGGTGAACTGTGCCATCAACGCTCTGCTTACTCCCTCAATGTGGAAGTGCATCTGGACAAACTCAAACACAGAATGATGTCCAGAACGATAACACGCTTTCATGATTCTTCCGTCCGGTGACGGTTTGCTATCGTAACAGTTGCTTGAAGCTCTCTCGATCTTTTCAACAGGCTTTTCTGTCATACATACCAATTCAACCTTCATGTTTACCCCCTATAATCTTCATACCTTCTACACGATTTAAAAATAATTTTATTATTACACCACCTCTGCAATTTTCTGATCTCCTTCGGTGCGTGTGGCTTGTCGTAAACCATAACATATGGGTCATACCCCAGGTCTCGCAACGTATAGATTCTATATAGATTTTCCTCCATCGTGCTATTGAAGTTCGTCAAGCAATACACCATTCCGATCTTTCTTTTTCGTCTGAACCTCTCCGCAAAACGTCTGAATTCAGCTTCAAGATCATCCTTCGGATTATCCCATGCAAAATGCAATGTTCTTAATCTCATGTGGTTTATGTCCTCGATGTCATCGTCATCAAGGCATCTAATGTCCAACCCCTGTGTAAAATCAAGGATTGCCTTTGTTTCCCTGTACTGTCGCATAAGGTCTCGTTTTTCTCGGCAAGCAGTTATGTTAGGATCAAGGATGCGGATTTCTTTCTGTCCGTTCCAGAAGTCCGACACATCCGCAACCTTTATCGCACATCGTCCTTCCTTGCTTGCGACATGACAGAAAGCACAACCTCTCGGACACCCTCGGCTTGTCATAGACACGGCAAAATTAAACTGCGGATATATGGAATAGTCTGGATACATTTTTTCAACTTCGTCTGGCAGATTTCGATCCTTTTCCTTGTCAAACATTTCCTTCCCGTTTTCAAGGTGAATCGCATATCCTGTACCACCTTTAACAACTTTATCTGCGTTTAGCGGTTCGGGAACACCCAGTGAATAATCATCCGAAAACACCTTGCTCATATACACAATGTCGTAATGTATGAAATCCGACCACCACCACTCTACTTCATCTCCTTTTGATTTGTGATAAGCAGATATTCTCATAAGTGCAAGATTAGGGAAATTGTGTCCGTCTACGTCTATTAGACCTATCTTCATCTATCCGCTATCTCCAGTTCATCTGTTCCATCACTCACTCTCCTTTTATGAATGTGTTTTATCCCATCTGAAATCCAACAGACTAAACAATATAATAGAATTATTACAATATCAAAAATGTTTGGAAACATATAAATCGTTCTGCCAACTGCAACATACTTCATTGTTATCTCCCGTCATATCTGGAATATCTCAACCTCTCGATTTACACTCGGTAGCTTTTTTGATTTTGCTTAGTGCTTCGATTGCATTTACTCATTTCCCATCCTGGTTAACAAGCATTTCTTCCACTATCTCCAAAAACCAGTCTGCGGTTTCTTCTGAGTTAAAAGATGCCACTTTATATATGCAGTTCCCCTTCTGCACCGTAAGACAAGGTTTCTTTCGCCCCGGCATATGCTCAACTAAGATTGATATATTATTCCTCGTTATACCTACACGACCTTCCATTTTATCATTCCCCCTCATACGGTTCCGGTAACGGCATCCATGCGATGACATCCGGCTCGGCAAAATAAGACCATGCCCACACCGTCCATTCACTGTCAAAACCCGGAAGCCCCCAGAAGTTTCCTTTCCCTTCCGGGTCATGCTCTGGGGTCTTGTCCTTTAGCTCGGCGATATAGACACCATCCATGTTAAAACGTCTTTCATGGTCTTTGTTCTTGACGAAAGCAATCACTTTTTCGTCAAATTCTGGCAACCTCTCACTGCACGGTATCCACTCACCATGCTTCGTCTCTGGCTCGATGGTTGGCATTTCGTCTAAAGTCGCCACCGTATAACTCTTTGACAATCTTATCTGTTTTAAAATCCAGCCCCGTAAGACATCCGCATCAATCAGCCTCATTCTTCGTTACCTCCTGTTTCAGCCATCTGAGAAAACACTCTGGACAACCGTTTTCTAAACAACAATTAGAATCACAATTAGGATTATTATCAGCAGGACAAGTAAAAATGGGTCTTCCGTCATATTCAAACGCCGTAAAAAGTCCCACCAGTTCTTCGTCCGTCATAATCCGTAGACAGTCGCCATTAGTAAAAAAAGAAGGATAGTCACCCATATATGCACCGCATACCGGACAAAACGCATACTCTCGTTTTAACGCATATTCAAATCCGCAATGGGGACATACTTTAATATGTTCAGACGATCCATCAAACGGTGAATATAACGGATTGTTTTTGGTTAACCATTTACTCATTCTGTTCACCCCTCATATCCGCACCGCACCACGGACAATATGGCGTCTCAAACTCTTCATCAATAATGTTATATCCACATTCGGAACATTCCTCTGTATCTACCGTCGGATTTTGTTTTATCCACTCCCCCTTCTTTGGCTCTTGCCGGACGGAGGGAAAGTTTTCAATCCATCGCTCCCAGTCGCACCCATTGTTAATAAAAAATGGGCACTCCCAGCATCCCACGTAAAAACATACGGATTGATAGTCCAAAAACGCCGCCTTCCGGCTGATTAAATCGTCGTTCATTTCATTCACCCCACACTGTTGTTAAACTTCTACATTCGTCCTCATACTTCTGCCAAGCCTCTTTCGGACTTCGTGCCTGACAGAACCAAAGCCGCAGATACACACGGTCACGGATGCAGTACAATTCACTTTCCGCATAATAATAATCATAATACGGCTCGTCCAGACCAACCTCTCGAAAGTCGTGCCAGTGAATATTCTCTGTTGCTGATGCCACCAAATGAAACGCTTTATCCAACTCACTCATCTGTCTTTTCCTCCTTGCAAAGTTTTAGAACCAAGTCTTTATAGTTCCGAACTGCGTCCTCGTACCCTCTTTGAATCCCACGAGAAAATCCATCCGTGAAGGCGTCTCTCACATCCTGCTCTGTATATCCACCCTGTACGGTAGGAATATCATCCACAAGCTCTTTGAAATGGGTGGGAAAATACACTCCCATGCAGTCCCAAAACTCAAGCTCCTTGTAAATGTCGCTCTTTCTGATAAGATCAGTCATCATAACCACCCAGCCCTTCCTTTCCAGATGCTCTCAAGAGCTTGTCGTACAGCTTTAAATGCTCATGTACCCATCGCAGATTGTCGATGCCTTCGTCGTTCCGGATCACATCCAAAAACTCAATTTCGTACATAAAAGCAAGGTCTTCCGCTTGAGACCGTGTGATCTCGATTGTTATCTTTTCCTCTTTCGGGTTCCCCAACCCCAGAAGACTGGCCTCTTCAGCCTTCATGTAAATGTTCGTTTTCTCGTCCATTTTCTCTCTGTCCTTTCGCTACCTGCCATGCAAAACAAGTGTTCCAAAAACTCTCTAATGATTCTGCCACCTTAACCCTTATCTGTTGCTTCTCAGCCTTTTCGTTCATCTTTTTTGCTATCTGCATAAAATCCTCGTGTGTCAATTCCGGTAAGCTAACCGCACCGTGTATCATGTCAGATAACAGATAAGTATATCTTTCGTCTTCCTCTGTAGACCACGAATCTGGTGGATATGTGGAATATCTTGCCTCGTGTGCATCTGCCGCAAGTGCCTACAGTGCGTTTGTGAATCTATCTGCTTTCCAGTCTTCCTCAAGTTCTTCCGGAATGGTAAGAATCACTTGCATACAATCACTCCTTTCTGTCTGTCACAAACGGCTTTGGTGTCGGTGCCCACGCCACAACCTTTGATTCATACGCATCAACAAAACAAAAATCAAATGTTGCAAAAGACCACCTTTTTATATCTGGATGAAAAATACCTATTGTTGTATAAGCATATCCATCTTTACGTTCTACTGTTATCAGCTTCTCGTCATCATCAATGGGCAACCTGTCCTCAACTCTTGTCCATTCCATCTTCTTTTCCTCCTTCTTTGCCACCGACATTTCTGTCGATCACAAACAGTGACCGCATTTCAATATCAAGCGCATCTGCGATCTTAATTAAAGTGTTTATATTGTAATTTCCAACTCCATCTTCCCACCTACAGATGAGATTATCAGAAACCCCAACCCTTTTTGCCAGTTCACATTTAGTCATTCCTTTTCTTTCCCTCTGGATGGTAATTTCTGAAGCTATGGTTGATTTCAACAAACGCTTACTTGTTCAATCTTCATCTTCCCATCCTCTCTGGATTGTTTCCCCGTTGTTTTTCACAATATCAAGAACAACATCAGAATCTATGTTGTGTGCCATGATCGCCTTGTCTTGTGCGCTGGCGTTAAAATAGCTTGTTAAAACATTCCCGTCTTCTAAACAGACCACAAGTGCAGCGTTGTTTATTCCGATTTCCTTTTCGTATTTATGCAGAACTCTAAGCCCATCTTCCACCCAAACAGCAAACTCATTGTTTTCAAATATCTTCATCCAACACCATCTTTTCTACTTTTTTATAAAAGCCATCCAATGTGTTTTCTGTAGTTTTCCACTTTTATGTCCATACAACGGAGTATACCCAATAACGGAAACAATCTTTGACACGGGAATATCTTGTTCATTCCACTTGAATATCAAAGTTCCATTCGGTTTCAGAACTCGCATACATTCCGAAAACCCATTCCGAAGTACATTTTCCCATTCTGAGGGTAACTTCCCGTACTTTTTCGCCATCCATGAATTTTCGCCAATTTTCAAAATATGTGGCGGATCAAAAACAACGTGCCAAAAAGAATTGTCTTTAAACGGCAAATTTGTGAAGTCCGCAAATATATCCGGCTGAACATCAAGCCTCCTGCCGTCACAGAGCGTTGTATGCAATTCTCTTTTGTCACAAAATACAACGTCTGGATTATTCTTATCAAACCAGAACATTCTGGAACCGCAGCACGGGTCAAGTATTCGTTTCATCTTCGCCTTCCTCCTTTTTGTTAAGGACATCAGTGTCCCCATCATTTTTGCCACCGACGGCGAACGCACTCCTCAAGTGACTTAGGATAGTCGGGTTTCAGCGGATATGGAAACATTTCCTTTAATTTATCAGCCGCCCACAAGTCACATTCTTTAAATGCGCATTTATTAAAGTGGAAAATATATCTCTTTTCTTGTTCGTTGTATTCTACAGAATCAAACGGTATATCATTGCCGTCGATAAACCATCTTGTAATATAGTATTTTTCGTCAATTGGATGACGTTGTTTCCATCTTTCGTGTGCCTCCCAAGATTCTTTTGTGTACGGTTCTGGCATCGGCCTCCACGCCAACACTTTTTCGCCAAACATTTCTGGCTGGCAATCGTCAAAGAAATAGCACCATGCACCACCGAACATATAATTGTAATATCCGCATTCGACCAGATGGTTGCCGTGTACGTCCTCTACGGTCATGAGAACCGTGTCAGAGCGACCATCATCGTTTTTACTAACGGGTGGTAACCAATCTTCAACTCTCTGCCATCCCATTTTCGCCTTCCTCCATAATCATTAAGTTCCAGTTATGTCTTGCCTCTGATTCACCTTTTCCGCTTGCCTTACGTCCGCACCTATTGCAAACAAGTGTTATCATGTCACTTCCTGAGTGTTCCCACCAAGATCTACTATTCAGTCCACAGATGCATGGCAAGAACTTTTCTTTCTTTCTGATTTTAACAACGCTGCAACCAAGTTTTTTCGCTTCAATCTTTAATTCCTCAACAGTCATTTTGTTTCCATTTCTCCTTAGTCATTTCTCTGTACCAACATATGGCACAATCCAAAAACTCAGAGAAGCATTGTTGAGGGATTTCTGGTTCATACCCATAATCAACCGGGCATTTTTGAAAAATAACTTGGGATTGTGTAATTTCCGGATGATCCTGCATCAACTTTTGCATAAATGTCATTGTCTTTCCTCCCATCACCAACACACATACAGTGCATCAAGTGGGATTTCATTCCATGTATAACTCCCAGAAACCTCGTGTTGGATGCATATCAATAAGCTTTCCAACGCCTTTATTGCAGATTCCGTTGTGCCCCATCCGTCCGGATCGTTGTATTTAAAATATTCTTTTTCGTTGAATCTCAGTTCGTGTATGCCGTGTTCGATCATCGGCAAAACATCCGATGCCTTGTACCATTTGCTCTGCTCGAAATCCCATCCCGTACACACTCTCAGCATTTCTCCGATGTTGTAAGTCGGCGAAGAATGTTCTGGTTCGGCGATCACCGCATAGAGATCATCGTATCCTGCAACCTTAACGCCAACTCTAAGATCATAACTCATAGTTTGCCTCCTTATGCCGTCTGTTTTTCAACAGAAACCTCTTCAGGCCACGGGAAATCCCAAACCAGATTCTTAGGTGACATAGTTCTCTTTAGACAAGTACCGTACAGGTAGTTCTTCAGCGCATACTGGCATCTGGAGATTTCTTCTCGTGTGGTTTGAACATTTCCTTTGATGTCCATAAGATAATTTCTATAAGAGATGATTGGGAACTCTTCTGGCTTGCAGCTCATACCAGACACAAGCACATCGTAGAACTTCAAAATCTTTTCAATTTCCACCCCTGCCATATATGCCATGAACAGGGATAAATGAACAACCGTTACACTGATTCTGGGCACTGTGTCCTGTGGGATTCTCAAGAAGAAACCATCTAACTCCTCCTTATGTTTATCCGTGAAATCCAGAATGGTTTTTGCTGTTGCTTTTTTATTCGTAACCTTGCCAGTTGAGCTTCTGTTGATAATCGCTCGTACAACACCATGATACCTGTTGCTCATGTAAACGCTTTCTATGTCTGGACGAATAATGGAAATCTGATCCCGTGTGCTTCTCTTTCTAACATCGTCATAAACCCCCGTACTCGATACGTTTCTGCACACCCACATTCTAATGGGTTTTCCAGATTCCACGATGGCTTGAAGCCTGTGCTGCCCGTTGCGAAGAACACCGTCTTCATCAATCGAGATTGGAGAACCTACGTTCTCATCCCAGTTTCCATTGAACATATCATGGGCATAAGCTCTCACGGTTACTGGGCTTATCTTTCGGTTACCGTGGTTGCTTTTAAGGAAGAATTCTGCTACTTCTGGTGTAATCAGTTCGTAAGTCATTGTCATGTTTGTTTTCATAATTTTTATCCTCCTAATATCCTTTACATTTTGATCCAATTCGGTTTTTCTTTTGGTTTGTATCCAGTCTGTTTCTTGATTTTCTCACAGATCATAGTAAATCTTTCTCCGGCAGGAACTTCTTGCTTTCGGTCTTTCAGTGAGTTCCAGATGTCCATGATTTCTTCTTTCCTGACTTCACGAACGCACAAGGCATCCGCAGCTCTGAATCTCACGTCCTGATCGAAGTACGGCACGAACATATCAATAAACCGTTCAAACGTGCTTGCCTCTCCGATCTGTTTAATCATCCTGTTCTCAACTATGTAGGCTGTATATCTTGCCACTGGTCATCCTCCTTAAACCTTCCACTTCTCTAACTGTTTCATGTCATCCTCCGGAATCAGTTGACGTGTCATGAACTCTGTTTTCTTTTCGGGATCAAGCATCAGCATCCCTATCAAGCTGCTTCCGCTTACCACGATCCCCTCCTGAGATACCTCAACATAAATTCCTCGGTTTTTCAGACGAGAACATATCTCGCAGAACTCTCCTGCATCTTCTCTCGGTGGTTTGATCTCAAATCTCATTCTATTCTCCTATTTCACATATACTGTTTTGCTCCAATGCACGCCACGGTTATAGCATCCTGCATGGGAAGGCCAGAACACGTCGATTCTGTTTCCGTAAGAGCTTCCCATTCTGTCCACGATCTTTAACCGTCTCCATGCTCCGTCAAGATATACCGTGATCGTCTGGCCTAACTTTCCTACAGAAGGTGTCGCAGCACAGTACAACCACTTGTATGACGATTTGTTGTACAGCCGTTTCCCTGTGGACGTTGTGGTTGACCATGCCCCTCTCCATGATGCCCACGATCCGTTACAGGACGGACACGCACAGTAATAGGTAACCTTCGCCTTTTTCTTCGTTCCCATCGCCTTGATGTACTTAGACTTGACATATCCAGTCTTTCCGGAACTTGTCTTGATCTTCGTCCAACCAGACTTACTTGACGATGCTGTGATCTTTGTTCCTTTCTTCAGCTTTACAACAGTCTTTCCTTTCGGTGTCTGCCTGACCGTCACCGCAGATGTTGTGACAACCTGTGCTGCCGATACCATCGGTGCGAAACACATGATCGCAATCAGCAGGATTGTTATGATTCCAACCGTCTTCTTCATCAATTCATCTCCTTAAAATAAATCTCTCGGATCAATGTCCAGTGTTTTAATCATCTTTCGTAACTCGTTGAACCTGGGGTTTGTTTCCCCCGATTCGTATCTGATAACCGTCTTTCTATCGCACTGAAGAATCTCAGCCAAATCCTCCTGACTTAGATTTTTCATCTCCCTAATCTTTCGTATCGTATCCCCAAATCGTTTTGTGGCTTCTCCCGTTCCTTTTGGTGTACGGGGTTCCTTCATGCTTGTAACATCGTTCAGCAGGATAAACACCTCTTTTCTGTCCCGTGAACAGCATATAGTGGCATATGTAAGGTGATCCCTCGTATGAATTCTCTTTTCTCCAATACACACAATCTGTGCAGCCATTGAATCTCATATGCCCTATATCTCCCTGATCCTGATTCCGTGTACCCATAGCATCAGCTTTCGCTTTAGCACATACGTTGATGTCCTTGTCGCCGGAGACTTCACGTCTTCCACGATAAACTCTCCGTCTTGCGTATAGCAGAAGTCAGCTTTGTAGGTACACTTCTGTTCTACCGTCTTACCGTTTGAATCTTTCTGCGTAGGGATCAACTCAAACGATCTCTGCAATTCCAGATTCTTGATTATCCCCCTCTTTTCTAAAACCTTCAGCTCTTGATACCGTCCTGCTTCCTTTTTTGAATCGAACCGATGTCCTCCCACCACCGTTGCTATCGCACGGTATTTATTCACGATACACTCAGCTCGTTCAGGAACGTCATGTTATCAAACGCTTCGATGTCGTATGTTCTCTCTGGTTCTTCTACTTCATCCTCCCACCTGTGATTCCTCAACCAGTTTTCAGGATACGGTATGTACTGCGGATCATCCCATGTCCTGTTCTGTGCCTTGATAGCGTTCAGCATGATACCCAACAGTTCATCGTCTACGTTCAGTTCTTCAAACGCTTGCATTGCCTTCTGCCTTGCGACCTTCCGAGGATAAGCAGACCAGAACGTCTTGAAATGGGCATATACATTATCTTCTTTCTTACTTTCTTCTTTCTTACTATCTTTCTTTCTTAGTATGATGTTACTTGCCTGTTGCTTGCCTGTTACCTGTCTGTTGCTTGCCTGTTGATTGACTGTTGCTTGCCTGTTAGTTTGACTATTATCTTCGTCATCGCAATCGTAATTATTTACCGTAATTATGCGGTATTTTGAGTGTGCCGTGCTTGTTATGTACCCTGTTGATATTAAGTGTTTTAATGCTGTCCTAACCTGTTGTTCTGTAAGACCAGTTCCGGCGCAGAGTGTGGGTATGCCTGTTACAAATTCGCCCCTTTTAATCTCTTTCCCTTTCCATTTTTTGTCTGACCACGAAGCCATAGAGACACAGTAGATGTACAAGCGTGTTGTGTTGTGGTCATCCCACCACTCCCAGTCTGTTACTAAATCGCTTCTCAGTTTTATGAATCCATTTGGCATTTCCTTAAACCCCTTTATTAGTTTCCGGATCATATATGTCAAAGTTAATTAAAGTAATCAACATATGAAGATGTCCGTCTATCTTTAAAACTGTTCTTTCAATTATGCTTTCTGCAACAAGTTGTTTGATAGCTTTCCTTACCGCTCTCCTGGGATAGCAAAAGGTTTTTGCCATCTCGGTTACAGTCGCTAACAGTTGCCCTCTCTTTACTTCCACCCCGTGTTCCGTGGTGTCGGTGAGATGAGAGTGCGTGATTATGTCCACGTAAAACAATGACGTATACATATAACGGTGCTTGACACGCAAAGCCTTAAATGTTTCTCTGGGGAGCAACATATACCCTCTATCACTGTGGTACATCTTCTATCCCTCCTACATCCTCCAGAAACTTCCGTGCCCCCCGAAGGCTCTCGCTAAGTTCCTTCAACCGTGAGGATTCCTGATTAAACCATCTGTGAACATGGAAAGTTTCGTTTGTGTCCGGTAGGAAATACCCTTCTCCGTCTTGTAAATTGATAATGACATGATCTTTCCTCGCCTTAGAGATCAGCCTTCGTACATCACGTTGCTTGATTCCAAGCATTTTAGCTAACCACCGCCCCGTCACGGCATTTTCATGTCCGACAGGTATAACTTGTACAATGTCAATTTCGTTCATTCTGCGCCCTCCTGTGGCTTAAAACGGTAAGTCCTGATCGTTGAAAAAGTCCATATAGTCGTTTTCTTCATAACTACTGGTCTCTTGTCTTGTTTCTTCTTTCTTGCCACAGAAGTTCACCTGTGATGCAACGACTTCCACAGCCTTCCGGTTGTTTCCGTCTCTGTCCTGATATTTTCGCTCCTGGAGTTCTCCACTAATCAGGATCATCTGTCCTTTGGTGAAATACTTGCAGATAAACTCAGCGGTGTTTCGCCAAGCCACGATCTCAAAAAAGTACGTCTTATCCTTTGAATGAGAATCGTCAACGGCAATAGAAAATGCCGTGACTGAAATCCCACTGGGAGTAGTTCTGAGTTCTGGGTTTGCTGTCAGTCTTCCTTGTAAGATTACGGTATTTAACATTTTGGTCTCTCCTTATCATAAATAGTTCTTTCCGTATTCACGGATAAAGTCTTCTATGGTCTTGTCTGGATTATTGTCTAACCACATTAGTTCACCTCTGCGTTTAAGGTACTCCATCATCCCTGCGCTATGGTGAACACCGTATGGTGGTTCGTTGTGGCAGTAATGGCACAAGTCCACCACCAGACCGTCTTTTTCTGATTTCTTTCTATTGGCGCCCCCGAAAATGTACTAATGGTGGCGTTCTATCAGTTTTGTTGATTCACATAAAAAACACTTTCTAACGCTCACATCGCATCACCTCATTTCTAAATGCCACAGCACAATCTAAGCATTTAAATTGCTTACAAATACCAATTTTTCTGATGTATACTCTAAAACCATTTTTATATCTCGATATGTACTTTTCGCCCGTATTCGATGGTTTGCACCTGCTTTTTTCTCGGCGCATCCTATTCGCAGAATAACTTACGTTTTCTTTTACAGTACACCATTCAAGGTTACACGCATGATTATTAAGTGTATTGTAATCCTTATGGTTCACCACCGTCTTTGTTGAATCACGATTTAAAAATGCATCAGCTACCAATCTGTGAACATAATAATTTTTTCTTGTGCCATTTCTTCTTAAATTGACCAGTAAGTAACCATGCCCATTATTGAACGGCTTTAGGGTCTTTTCTCTTTTGATATTGGATACATTGTTTCTAAAAGAAAGCGATTTAACCGTGCCATGATTGCTTATTTGATACAACCCCTCATATTCAGGAATGTCTTTAAAAATCTCTGGGCAACACTCACGCACTCTCCCACGCTCCTTTCAATTTGATAAGTTCATCAGGAGTAAGCGTTTCGATTCCACACGCCTTACAGTCCTGCACCAGATTGTCTATCAGTCTGGACATCTGCTTTGTGTTGTAGGTTGATGATCCATAGTACAAGTTCATGAGCTGAAACCCTTCTGTTCTTGATTCATCCACCTTTTCAGAAAACCAACCGATACCGTTTCTACTCCATGCAGTCTCCAAAGTATCGGCAGCTTCTTCTGTGATCTCGACTTGCCGGAAAACACCAACTTCTTTCACAGCGTTTCTGTAGATGTCTTCTTTGTCCATGTAAAGCTTCTGTGCCAGTTTTTCGCACAGATGCCAGCAGTAGGAATTTGCATTTTTACTGCGTTTCTGTCGGTGCTTCCTGATCTCTATATCGTAGATTCCATCGTCTTCTATGGATTCTAAATACCGGACGATCTTCATGGAATCCTGAATAGATGTCTTCTTCTGAAACGTGAACTCAACCATTTCTTTTCCCCTGCTCTGCCCTTTCTAAAAGCTGTACCATGATCGGCATGAGAGACTTTAATTCTTCCGCTGTACACTCTCCGGCCTGCTTGTTTAGATTCTTGTGATTAAGGCAATACTCAACCATTTCTCCATCAGCAGTTCCCTGTAATTGAGCGATCTTCCGATCCATGTTGTAAAGAGAACTAATGATGTCCATACGGGCAGCAGCAGTATTCAGTTCCGTGCTTCGTTCAGTAGCCGTGTTTTGCTCTGTGCTTCGCTGTACAGGCTTTTTGTTGTGCATGGAGTAAACTGTTTCCCAGTCCCTTCCACGGCTCTTAGCGACAATCTCAAGGCTTACTATGCGTTTGTTCTCCACCGTCATTTCCGATACACGGAATTTACTGTATGTCTGGAACTTGCCTTTGTCATTCTTCCTGAGATCAATAGAACTGGCGTTTACCCAGATGGAAGGAGCTGTATAGAGTTCCCTGCCGATACCCCAGTTAAAGCAAGCTCTCTTGAAGGAATCCGAAGCTTCTCCCTTCTCTTTCTCTGTGTAGGATTCTACGCCCACATCCTGTTTCCAAATCCATTCTCCGGTTTCTGGGTTCCGGATGCCAACGGAGCAGAAAAGGTTTCCGTTGATGAGTTCATGCTTTCTCTGCCAGTTCATCACTCCAAAGGTTTCATCCAGAATGTTCATATCGCATCGGGCATCTTTATACAACAGAAGGGAGCAACCATTCTCGTTGATGGTTGATACCCTGACTTCTACTTCGTCTGCTCTTAGGTTTCTGATCTCCATCATCTTTGTTGCCCCCTCACTTAATCTGAATGTTCTGTTTGTTTACGACGTGTGCGCCTGGGATTTCTAACCCCTCCGCAATCGCCTTAGAAATCATCGTCTTGTCAGCAGAGATTGTTGTTTTGGTTTTCTGATACGCTTCTGGGATAAGATCAATGTCATCAATGATCGTTTCCTGTGAGGCTCTGAAAGATACTTTGCATTTCGGAGACGAGAACTTTTCCTTCTCGGCATCCACCATGCAAGCTGCTATGTAGGTTTTCAGGCTTACTGCTCTTTTCTCAAGGGATTTCCTTCTTGCTTTGAGGTTCTTTTCTTCTGCTTTAAAAGCATCTATCTCAGCCAGTAAGTCCTTGTAGAAACAGACCATTGATTCCAACTTATCATCGAAGTCTGTCTCCACCTTTTCTACGGCATCATAGCCTGTGACTTCTCCGGTTTCCTCGTCGATTATGAGAGAAGACAAAGCCTTTTCGATCTCCTGATTGTATTCATGCAGTTTCATGTGCCTTCTTCTCCATCCTTTCTGCGATCTCCTGACAGAGTTGTTTCTGCTCCTTTGTATAGTTCCTGTCCTTTGCCTTTCTCCGTGCATAGGCAGCGACTTTCCTGTAGTCATTCTTAGTCATTCTTGACACGCTCCTTTTCATCGTTTAAGATGGTGGTAAGTAAATTCCTCATTTACTTAATCGCCCGTTGGAGTGCCAGCTCCTTCGGGCATTTTTCATATAGGTCTAAGTGCAAGACACCGTCGTGATCTCTCCATGTCCCGTAGACGATTTCCTGAAAGATTGCATCTCGTTCCGGTTTCGGTATGTAGAGAAGCTGATAGTCTTTAATGACATGATCCGAAAAGTGCAGCACTCGCCATCCTGTATAGTTCTGCACCCTCATACCAGATACGTCCTTCCATATGGTAAGACATCGGATTTCGTTGCGTTATCATCGCCATAGTGTGCTTTGGCTTCCGCAAGTCCTTTCTCCAACAGAATCTTCTGCTGAATTGCCTTGTCTACCACTTTCTGTTCATCGGCAGTGAGTTCTACTGCCTTGAACAGTTTGTCGATCTGGTTATCCTGCATGAGTTCTTTCAGCTCATCTACGGAGCATTGCATCTCCGCAACCTTTCCTGTCTCGTTCTGAAGTTTCTTAAAGATCATTTTTACTTCCTCCTATCTGACCAGCTTCGGATCAAGCCACCAGCACTCTCTCTTTTCTACTTCCTTAACACGGAAGTTTGTGTGCCCTTCCATCGCACTAATATCGTTGTGTGTCGGATTGCTCAACATCTGTTCAAGAATTTTTTCTGCGTTTTCTCTGCCACCAAAACAAGTAGCTACTAAGCACCCCTCGTGATTTTTCGTATCACCGACGATGATATATGATTTAGCCATTGATCTTTCTCCTTTCGTCCAGAACGCCTTTTGCGTAAAAGGCATTACACATCTGCTTGTCGATTTCGTAGTCCAGACGCATCTCTGCGTTGAGTTCTTTACACTCGACCTTGTGGTTTCTCATAGCCTTAGAAACCCTGTAATCGTGTGCCGCCACGATGCAACAACCGATTGCGATAAGTTGAAGAATCACACCAACCAGAACCATGATCCAGTTGTTCATCGGGAACGCTGTGGAGAACACCCCGAACCCACAGGCTGCACCGTATGTCTTTGCTGTAAGAGACCGGAGAGACGGCCTCTGTTTCAGATAGAGAACTAACGATGTTCCCATCAGGACTGCGCCTACGATCATGTTCATGCTGTTACCTCCTTTAATTGCCAACCATGACGGTACATGGGTTTCGTGGCATCTGGGTTTTTCATACCATACCGATTTGCCATGTCGCGCTTATGTGCTGTTGTAATCATGGACAGTGCATAGTACCTATCATCGGACAGGATCGGGTATCGTTGTTCAGCTTCTTCACAAAGGATTGCGAAATGCTTCGCTCTGAGATACCATTCAAGTTTCATGCACTCTTCGATTCTATCCATCCACCATTTCTTCTTTGCTCTGGTCATGGTCTTACCTCCACATGATATTTCAGCATCGGATGTTCCGCATTTTTGTTGTAGAGCCGTCCTGCTCTCTTAACCTCTGCACGTTTGAACTCATCCCCATACAGTCTTTTCCGAACATATTCTTTATCCTCGTTAGACAGTTTGGAACACTCCAAATCAATTATAAAATCGTCATGCTGTTCATCAAATCCGATGATTCTTCGAGCATAGTTATCGCAGATAATGTGTGCTCTTTCTTTCCACTTCCGTTTTTCTTCTCTGGTCATTTCTTACACTCCTTTATTGCGTAGATCGCACTGACGTTGCTTTTCTCCTGATACTCTTTGCATCGGTCTCCCGGTCTTGCGTTCTTAGAACGCATCCCACAGTACCCACAGTCAATGGGATTTAACTCCCCACTGGCGTTGACTGCATAGTATTGATTGAACCAGTGACACGATACGCATCTGCTTCCTGAGATTTCGATTTTCATTGTTACCCTCCTTTTACGTGCGTTTTGCACGTTTTCTTTATCTCTATTATAACGTACAATATGCACATAGTCAATATTTTTTTGCGAACAAACTGTACATACTTTTTGACGGCATTATGTGCAGTTTGTACATAATAAGGAGGCTTATTAAAATGTTTGGTGCCAGATTAAGAGAAATGAGAATGAAGAGAGACATCACCCAGGCTAAGTTCTCGGAAATGTTAGATATTGCACTTCGTTCTTACCAGTGTTACGAGGGAGGGACACGCCGTCCATCGTTCGATCTCCTTGTCCAGATGTGCGATATTCTTAACGTCCCTGCCGACTACTTACTGGGAAGGGATGAATATCTCAGGTCTATCGGTGTTGATCCCGATCAATTTTAGTCAGCCTCTCGTAAGATTCTTTGATGCACTCCGGTTATGTCTTCTAAAGTGTCCCAGAGGGCAAAGTCACCTGTTCTATCGCCAGCTTCGATGTTCTGGTAGTATCGAAGACTGATCTCCAACTTGTCTGCCATCTGCTGTTGTGTTAAGCCCGCTTTCTTGCGGGCTTCTTTTAGGTTTGTTCTCATAAAGGCACCCCCCTGAACATACTTGTATGATCTGCCAGTGCGTATACCACGAACAAGGCACACGCTATCAATAGTGCTTTCTTCATCGTTCCCCTTTCTTCCAGCCGTTCATGAAAGGCAGCAGTTGTATCTACATCAAATTCAAAAAGAATGTCCCACTTTAATAGTCTCTAGCCAACTGAGCAAGGTGCGAATAATCGTATCTGCTACCCTTCATGAACGACTGGATATTCTGTTTGTTATTCGATAAACTGTTCTGGATCGACAAACCAACTCAAAAACCAGATCAGTTCATCCATGTCAAGTTCTTCTGTTTCGTTTGTGATAATAGGAAGATTCATTTTAAAACCTCCTTCTCTCCAACCGTTGAATATACACGCAGAGTTAGCATGGTTAAACAAGGTGATTTTTTTGGAACTTACGAATACACTCTGGTTCCAGTTTTTCTCGTACTCTGGTAAACGATATTTCTGCGTGTATAGCCAACGGCTGGAGATTTAATCAGTCAGCCTTTTGCTTCACTGGGATCAAACAGATATTCAAACGTACATTTGAACATCTCCAGAAGAGTTACTATTTCTGAACGATTGAACTTCCCTGTTTTCTTTTTGGATTCATACGTTTCTCTTGTGATTCCCAGTAAGCTTGCTACATCAGAGTTGGTGTAACCAGCTCGTTTTTGTTCTGCTTCTAAGTTGCGAAACAACTTAATCACCCCCCTATGTTCTCGTATTGAGAACTATTTTCTTAATTATATTCCCGATATGTGAACTTGTCAAGGGTTTTCGTTAGAATAAATTCGCAAAATGCAAACTTTTTATTGACAACTTTGTAACCGAATAATATAATTGAAATGAAGTGAGGTGATAACAATGAGTTTCGGAAGCAGATTGAGAGAAGCGAGAAAAAATGCTGGTCTAA